GTCCTCCCGATGGTGCGCCTGAAGTTGGGACAAAAGTAGAAGAAGGTACTAAACAGATTATTAAGTATGAATTGGTCGGAAATCGTTGTGTAACTAGATATAAAAAATTAAATGTTCAACAACAGATAATTGATGCCATCCCCACCGTTCCACAAGTGGTAAAAACTGGCTCAATAACCCTGGTGGCAACAACGGCTGCATTAAGTACACCCGTACTACTTAAGCTTGTAAAGCCAGTCATACAAAGGGTTGTCAAGCAAGTTAAAAAGATATTAGGTAAGAAAGCAGAGCGTCCAAACTTATCTGAAAGACGAACTACTTCTTATCGGGAGAAACGAGGTTTGCCTCCTTTGAAGAAGAAGAAGAAGAAATAGGTGGGATGTTATGCCTGTGAGGTAAGACTTGCCCCATCTTTGGCTTAACTAAAACATCTTCACATAAAGAATAGAAGACTGAGTTTTTAGCAAATTCAATTCCTGACTTTTTAAGTGCGCCACACTCCTTAAGACGAGCAACGTGCCAGGATAATTCTTTGTCTTTCAAGATTTGCTCTTGGATCGCTATTTGAGTATCAGCAGCTCTCTTGCATCTTTTCTGTATTGAATTATCTAATGGAAGGCTAAATGTAATCGAAAAACCCCAATTTAAACTTGCAGAATCTTTCTGACCTGTACGAACATCTTGGTAATAAGTAATATTCCCATCGTCATCATATACAGGTGATTTATACCAATATTCATGGGGAAGCTGTTGCTGGAAGCTGTCGGTTAGGAAGGGAGAAGCCGTGAGCATTGGCCCCTGACAAACTATTCCACCACCATACTGGTTTTGTATCATATTACCTTGCAAAGATTGAATTGCCATATTCGTAACTGAACCACTGGAGTTGGCGACTGGTGCTGCGGTTTGGGAGGTATTTGCTAATACTTTTAAAGGGTTAAGTGCAAATATTATTGCGAGAATGTAGAAACCGTTTCCGTGACGCTTTCTACCTGAGTAGTTCGAGTTATGTTGGTTATATTTGACAAACCTGGCCCTTGATAAACCTGATTCATTTGAAACGCTGCCCCTGCATTTTTGATAGTTACATTGGGCATTGTTGTTAGATCGGCTCCAGTCCATTGATAAGTCGTTCCATTTACAGTTTGGTTAATAGTTGTAGGGTCAGGTAACATTGTTGCTCCATCTATTTCTAAATTTGTCCCTGTTATAGATAGAGAATGACCAGTATTATAATCCGTTGAAACTATCGACTCCGTAATATTTTGAGTGGTACGTGTCACTGCGGTCATACTGCCGCTAGAAAAGTTAGGGACCACAGGTACAGCTAGGATCTCAGCAGTATTTAATAACAATAATAGCGGGAGATAACGCTTCACTTATTAATGTCGTAATAGTGTTTCCACATGATCAAATTAAAGATCAGTAGAACTACAACAAAAACTGAGCAGATAACAATTGGAACGTGCATTAGTCCACCACCGATTCAACTATTGTTTGAGCTGTGCAACTAGAACCTGCTCCCATTGTCCCAGCACAAGTATGAACACCTGAGCTTAAAGAAGTAATCGTCCCACCTGAAACACCACCCGACCCTGTAACTGTTACACCAAGAGAAGGTAATGCAGGAACAACGCCACCTGTAACCGTAGTTGCACTCTGGATTGCGTCTCCCATTACTAGACTTTCGGTCATCGAATAGGCAGAGCCAGCAGTGGTTATAGCAAAATCAGTATCTACAATTGCAGGGACTCCTGCGGTGACACTATCAGCCGTTAGTCCTCCAATCGCTCCAGAGGTCGTAGTACCTGAAACAGTAGTACTCGGTGTGATGTTGTTACCTGTAACGCTGTAAGTTGTCCCAATGCGACTTGCTGAACTATACGCAGCATCTAAGGTAACTTTTGCCGATGTAGTGATTGAGTGCCGCATGTCTGCTTGCACTGGACTCGCTAGTAAAAGCAAGATTAGAAATTTTTTCATAAGTAAGCCTTACTAATTTGTGCTAGTAATCCTAATAATGCCAAACCTGCACTAACAACTGCTGCTGCTTGGAATACCCTTTTTTCTAATTGTCTAACCCTATCCTCTAAATCTCCTATCTTTTCTTCTGCTCTTTTCAATTTCATTTCGGTGCAGACAATACGAGTTTCTTGTCTTGCATCTATAGAAAGATCCTCTCCCATCATGTCAACCTCCCATCAGGGCCGATCTCTTTACCAGTAACAGGGTCTGTCTTTACAACTTCTGCTCCATTGATTTGGATCGGAGTTAGGACTCGAATTGTTTGATAATTCCCACCACCTCCTTCAGCCATCATTGTTTGCATTTCTTTCTTGGTCATTGGCCTGTCTTCTGGAGGAACTTCAAACGTGCCATCACCTTTCTTCTTAGCTGACTTCTCAAGCCCAAAACTAGCCAAACTTGAAGCCAGGAGCGAGGCTGGAAATGTAATATCCTGCTTTTCTCCACTTGTTAGGCCAGGAATCTTAGGTAAGTAGTTTAAAGTTACGAGACTGCCACTCCAAAAAACTACCAAAAGCCTGACTGCAACTGAGATGTACTCAAATTGCTCGTCACGATCAGGAACTTTGTCTTTAAGTTTTTCGAGTAAATTTTTCTTTTCTGGCTTGGGTTCAGGCATAGAAAAATAAAAACAATAGTCTAAGATTACTCCAAAAGGATAAAAATGCCTCAAGGACTACTAGCGGCACTTATTGGGGCCGCCATCTCTGCGTTATTGATGGTGCTAAGCAACCGTTCAAACCGTTCACAAGGTAATTTTAGAGAGATATTTCACCGCTTATCGGCCATAGAGAAGGACGTTGCTAGATTAGAAGGAACTAAGAGAGATCCAAACGGATGGAGGAACAGATAGCAAGGGCTAAAGCCAGGATTAAAGAACTGGAAACGCTTGTAAAGTATTGGGAGAAAATAAAAACCCCTAACGCCTCTAACCGTCAGGGGTGTGAACAATCCGCTTCCCACAGCGTTTAATAACTTACTTGCATCAGTAGTAAATTACAGAAATACTCTAATCCTTTCCTATGAAAAAACTACTCAAAGTTTTTAAACCGATCTTGTACGGATTTCTAAATTCGGATCAAGGTAAAAAGTTTGTGTTGTCCATCCTGAAAGCAGCCGCGAAACAATCAACAAATAAGATAGATGATGAGGCTGTGGCATTTATAGAAGCTAGACTATTCCCGAATGAGACAACAAAACTTCAATGAGCATGTATAAACCTGAATGGCGAAAAGAAGATGAACAAAGAGTACTCAGGCTGGAGAGGCTATATATTTTAGACGGTAGACACCATAAGACTTTGCCTGATGGATCACCTAACCCTTACCACGGCATCTATACAGGACTTGCAGAGAAAGCAGCCGAGCTTGAAGACGGAATGTGATTGCCCGCACTGCCAAGAGCTAAGACGGCAACAAATCAGGCATGGAAATTGGCAACAATGTTTGCTAGACATAAAGAAAAAACATGTCAAAAGTTCCACCTGAGTTCGAAATGCTGATGGAGTTGGCTGATCATTTGACTCCGACACTAGAAGACGAACTAAGCATGGAAACAGAAATCCGAGCCATTAACGCTTCAAAAGATATTGAGTATGTAAAAAGATACGCCGAAGCTATGACAAGGCAAACCCATGATCAATGTCGTTTTATTGCGGGTTGTCTGCAAGAAATCCATACGTTAAAGGCAAAGCTGGCTTGTGTTACACCCGTAAAAAAAAACTTGATTAGTAGGATAATAGGGTTATAATGAACCAACTAGGCGCAATTGCGCTGTGCCAGTGCTATTAAGCCCTCTTTTCACAAGTGAGAGGGTTTTTTAGTGTTTAATTGCTACCATAAAAAAAGACCCACCGTAGGGTCTGCATTGGAAAGAAAAGACCCCTCGTAATTGAGGGGTTTCTTAATGCTTACGCTTGAGGTGAAATCATTCCTCCTTCGTTGTTTGACCAATAAGATCCCCAAATCGTAAAGCCTTCGACTTCTTCAAAATTATTCTTGCCTTTATAGACGCGAATAGTTGAACCGCCTAATTCAGCATCAGCCGCTTTAGCCATAAGCCATTTTGCGGCTTTCTTTGCTTCTTCAGGTGTGCAGTCAATAATTAGATTCTTGTCTGGGGCTTTTTGGTTGCCTTTTTGGTCTTTATCCTTAAAACGAAAACGGAACGTGAAAGCGGAGTCCATAGTTAATTACGGGGTTGGATGTTGTGTTTAGCTTCCCACTCAATGACATCAGTTAGCTTGTATCTAATGCGTGGGGCGTATGGGTTCAACGGTGTTAAGCCGATGTCCTCAAACGGAGGCCCAGTGGCCTCGCCTTTTCTTGTCTTCTTTCTCCATTGTTGCAACGTGAATAACGAAATCCCGTAACGGTTAGCAAGGTCTTTTGGTCTTAAATATTCAATCATTTGGAAACCCCTTCTTTTTTAGTACGGTTTAATTTTCTTAAGTCTGTTTGAGCTGCTCCGTCTGCTTCTAAATCTGCAATTTTTTTAGTTAATTTACTAAGAAGTTCTAGTAAATCTGCTTGATAATAAAGATCATCAAAGTTTAATGATTCACTCTTTTTATATTCTTTCTTAACTAAAGAAAGTAATATTTTAGATTGATTCAAATTCAAATGAAGCAAATGCCTAGCTCTTATATTCATGTAGCCTTATCCTCCACTTCTAAAATCGCTTGCAATATCAAATCTCTTTGCTTGTCGTTTATTTTTCCTTCGCTATATCGGTCACTTAGTCTTGTTTTTACAGAATCAGCCTGCTCTGGATTCTTCTTAACATAAGCAATAAATTGTTTAGTCAATGCTTCACCGTCTTCGCTTTTCTTTGGTGGCGCAGTCTTTACGGCGGGTGGATTCTTCTTCGCGATTTCTTCGACTGGCTCTGTATTTGTATCCATATCAGGTTCAATACCTAACAGCATTTTGATGGCATATCTGCGCCCGTAGGTCAAACTCCCACCCCATGTGAACATCGGCTTGTTGCCCATATTTTCAGGCAGGAAGATAGGAAGCTCGCTTGTTATTTCTTGCCCTGTTTCGACATGAATTAAACGAGTTAAAATAATTGAAACACCGTCACAAGTTGAGGTTGGCGGTTGAATCAATAGCAATCCATTCTGATGCAGTACGGGTTGAATGACTGAAAGCATTTCTTCCAGTGGTGTGTACTGATAATTAAAGCCCTCTTTGCTTCTCGCTAGAGAAGGGCATTGCTTTTGAAAGTTTTGGAGTGATTGATAAAGTTCTTTCATTTAATTAGGGGTTGAAGGAAACGCCCACCGTGGAAGGGTGAGGCTTTGGACTCCAGATTCACTATGACTAGGCCAGTGATCTGAAATCTGACATTCTGAAATCTGATCTAACGCTTGCCGCCGTTCTCTATATCCAAGATCAATACTTTGCTTATCGAGTTCATATAGACCAACATCAAACGGCCACTCAGATTGAACTACTAGAAAAATAAATCTTTTTGCTCTTGTGACTTCTAAATAATGAGCCGCTTGAATGTGATAGCCGAAGTTAGCAACGGCCTTTGCAAACTCCTTTGGAGCTGCACCAGAGCGACTTGTTTTTAGGTCAACAATTACATTCCCAGTAGTAAACCAATCACTACGAGCCTTAACGTCAAGGCTTGTTGATTCATCGACAGACCACCATGATTTTTCTGCTACTCCTGTTGATAATAATTCCTTTGCTTCTTTTTCTTTATGTACAGCATCACGCATTGCCATTGCTAATTCCCATTGCTCGGCTGTAACAGCCGTAATACCTTTTTTAGCTGCTTCTGCTGCTTCCTCTTTTCCTTTCTTTGTTGTACGGCTAGAAACAACCGTGAATTGATTCTCTAAATCTTCAGGCTCAAGTACCGCCGCATGGGTCAAACTTCCAAGCACAAGAGCTGGAGTTGATTTCCTTTCAGGACGGTCAGGATTGTGAAAACTATTCCAATACGCCTTCGGGCCATGCTTTGCCATAACCTTCAGCATTGACGCTGATATTGCAAAATGCTTTTGATACTCAGCATTTGAAATCTGTACGCTACCTTGTGTCATGCTGCCTCCTTATATAAAGCAGAACCAGGGCCATACGTTTGATAGATTTCTGGCCATGTCCTTAAGAGCTTGGCTCTATTAATAGGGTCGGCTGCAACGCCAGCACGAGCTAAATGGGTCATAAAATTGCCGCCGTGTTGTTCGGCGGTGCGAAATGTGTTTAAGACTTCTGAGTCGGTCATAGGTAAATTAAATGTGCCGCCGTGGTCAGGTCGATGGCGGTGAGGTGGGGCGGTCAGGGGTTGGCCGCCTTGCTTCTATTTTTTTAAGGCCGCACACGCCGCTTGGATGTGATGAACCTCGCAGTCTTGACGGGTCATGTCTTCTAATGCCTGTGTCGTAACAGCGAAATAAAGAAGACTAACGCCGATACCAAAAATAAAAAGTTTCATGGGGTTGATTGCTTACGTATCTAATATACACCCCTACACGCCCGTGTCAATAGTCCGTACATCTCCATTAAAAAGAGGGGGTTTAGTCCCCCTCGTAATCTTCAAGAAAGTCGGCCAAGTTCTCAGGAAGGTTATAAATTCGGATCTCCTCAAGATCTCCGTTGTCCGTGATCGCCTTAGCCAATGCCTTAGCGGCGGCGATAGTTGATTCGTGCATGGAAAGAAATGCGTGAACTTGTTCATTATACACCCCTATACATCTCTGTCTATAAATCTCTTAGGGTACGGCTGGATCTGGTTCTCTATTTGTTTTCGGTGATATTTTCTTTCTGTCTTGTTCCCTAGAAAATAAAAGTATCTTTTTTTGCTGGCTTGAGGAATAAATTCAGCATCAGGAAAGCATTTTAAAATTTCCTCTTTTCTCTGTGTTCCCAGTTTTTGCCTAATAGATCTGCCCCCGTATAGCTTGCCATTTACTTTTACTCCAAATCTGTCATTTTTTCGGCTGTTCACTTTTGGATTGTTTTCACGCATTGAGCCGATATAAGCAAAATTACAAGCCTGATAAATAGTTCCTATTTCACCCGCTTGCTCGTCAACCGTGGCCGTAACAATTTTGTATTGAGCAGGAAGAAGCCTCATTGAAGAAGTAATCAATTTACTAGCACTATGAGGATGCGCCCAATGAACACAAGCTCCTCTGGAAAGTAAAATAATTTTTCCTGTGTAATCGTACTTGTCCCAATGGCCTAAGTTTTCAATGTATTCAGTGCTATAGACAACAGCACCGCCTAAATTGCCTTCAAAATAAATCCCAAAACAATATTTAACCATTGCTGGCATACAACCAAGCCACTCGTATTTTTTAATTAGATTTGATGCTGTCCTGTAATCAATCTCCTTTACAACAGCTTTTTTAATATCTGTATCAACATCTTTCCACCATTCGCCGAAAAGGTTCCAAGCGTCTTCTTTTTGCATCTTGTCACGGATTAATTTTTGATGCGCGATTTGTTTATTCATAAAAAAGCCCCTTTGCGGGGCGGTGATTAGAACGCGGTGTCTACGGCTAGTCCTTGTGCTAAGTGCTGAAGGAAGTGGTGAATGTTGCCGTTTAAAAGATCAATTTTTCTTAAAATGGCTTCAATCTTTTGGGCTTCCTCGCCTTTAGTTCTTTTGACCGCTTCGATTACAACAGATGATGGAATGATGTTTGGAGTTCCGTTTGCTGATGTAACGGTGTAAACCTCGTCAGTTAAATCTTTTTCTGAGAAGAAAGTTTCAAAAAAGGTCATTTATTGGGGTTGCTTACTCCTTTATTATACACCCCTGCACACCCCTGTCAATCGGTAAGCAAAAAAAAAGCCCCTTGCGGGGCGGTTGGTTAAAAAAGAAGTGCGGCGGATGCTGCAACAGCTAACAGAATTACAAGAGCCTGCTTTTCTTCCCTTAGAGTCTTAAGCTGCTTATCGGTGGTGTCGATGTATTCCATCGCTCCGTCAATAATATCAGCCTTGTTTGACTTAGGGTTGATTACAGAAGAAGTCATAACTAAATGGGGTTGGATGACTCCTTGAATATACACGCCTATACATCTCTGCACACCCCTCTTAACGAAATGAAACAATTCTTAGATTTGCTCGGTTCTCCCTTTGTTTATCGTAGTCCTACGGGTCTTCAAGGTTTCAGGGCTGGACTCATGCAATTAACGCATAAAAAATTAAGACCGTTAGCAGGAACCAATTCTCACTACTCAAAAGCCGTGATGGTCAGTAGAATAATTGCGGACATGAAATAAGGGCAGCGACTAACTACCCTTACTTCTTCTCTACACATGGGGTGAGGTGATGG